TGGTGTACTATTCTTAATCTTTTTTGAGTTTCTGGTTTAAACTCGGTCATCATATCTGATATTCTATTTAAATTACCTGAATAATCTAATCTATCTAATGATACAATTTCCCAATCTGTATTTTGTAGTAAATATCTGATTGTGTGATGTGCTATAAATCCAGCACCGCCTGTTATTAATAATCTTTTCATACTAACTTCTCCGTTTCAATCCACCTCTGACCAATAATTTTGGGCGAATGATGTTTAAGAACATACTCTTGTCCTTTTTTTATTTTTTCAATAACTTGGTCTTTATTATTTAGTGCCCATTTTAGGCCTTCTGTTATATTACCTATATGTATATAATCTTTTAACTCTTTATAACTATCAACACCATTATTGGTGATAACATATTTACCTTGTTGTATTGCGTCAATAACTCTATTAGGACTTTTAACTTTTACTAAAGGCATATCTTGTCCTAGTGGTAATAAAACAATATCGCTTTCTCTTACGAGTTTACCTTGTTCTTCATATCCCCAACTATACATATTCATAACTTTTGCTTCAATTAAATGTGTTAATCGTTTAGAAGCTTTTTCTGGTTTATTACAAATAGCGTGTATTGAAAAATTGTTTGTTACTTGTCGTATATCTTGTACTACATTGTCCCAATTAAATAGTGAAAAACTTTTACGACCTCCAAACCAAGAAAACTTGATATGTTTTTTTGGATCAAAATTTGGTTCTTCTCTTTCTCTTTCAGTAGGATCGGGTATAATAAAAGCAGTTTTACCTGTATATTCTTTTATTTTAGTTTGTAATAATTCACAAGTTGTTGTTACTAAATTGGCATTTTGACAGGCAAAATTATATAGTTCTGGATTTTTATTCCATTTGTCGTCACATATGTCAAATATAAATTTAATTTTATTTTTAATTAAAAATTTTACATCCTGAATATTGGTATTCTTAGCTAGTACAATAAGTTCACCCGGTTTTGCATATTCTACCTTCTCAATAAAACCATCTTCTTCCCTCATACCCTTTAAAGGAACTGTGGCTCTAAATCTAACAGACGCTCTTCTTGTTACACCTTTTGGTACGTAAAACTTTATCATATAGTTAATCCTCTTGGAGTTTGATCTCCTTGTAATACTTCTATCGTTCTTTTAGTAATAATACTTTGCATTTGTTCTCCTGTGAATTGACAACAACTCAAATAAAACATATGTTCTATTATTTGTTGTCTATCTGGAAAGAAAGGCGTGTCTATGTTTTCTAATTTAGTTTCACTTAAATAAGAACCAGCGTTGGGTCCTAATACAATGGCAGGTACTCCTACAGTAACCGCTTCTACTGAAGCAATACTATTAAAAGTTACTATACAATGATATTTTCCTGTTCTTAATTGATCTTGTACAGAAAAGTCTAATCTCTCTGATCTGCCGACCTTTTCTCTTATCTCAATCGGTCTATCTGTAATCTTTTTAATATTCTCAATTAATTTGTTTGTCCATTCTATAGCGTCACCACCAAAATGATTAAATACTTTTTGGCTTGGAGGTACAACTAAGATTGTTTTTCCTCTCTCTACACTTTCTAAAGGAACGGTATCTAAATATTGTATATCACCTTTTCTATACCATTTTTCAAAAGCCTGTCCAGAATTGAATATGTCATCCGCTCTTTTAAAATAAGCCCTAGCTTCTCTTTCTCCAATACCACTTATCAACAATGTTTTTACTTCTTTAATACTTCTGTGGTTTAATGTCTGTAAATTATTCAAAGAAATTCTGTGATACTGTTTTCTTTTATCATTACCAAAATAACCTGTATCAATGTACATATAATCAATACCTTTTTCTATACATTTGTGTATAAGAGGAGATTTACCTAAACCTCTAAATATACAAGGACGATCATCATCATCTAAATTTAAATTTTCACTGCCCATATAAATACCGTTGGTGCCGGTTGTCATACTTACAATGTACGGATCGTGTCTATTCTTACCTTTTTCAAATCGTTCTTGTCCTTTTTCATTGTCCCAATCAACACAACGCCATACTGTCTTATTATTATGTTTATACATTTGTAACTTTCTCTAAGAAATTTTTGAAATATAATCCTTGTTCTATGTCTTGTAATGTCCAATGACTTTCACCTAATCCCCATAAAAACTTTTCCCTATCTAAATCTAAATTAGGATTTTCTATAGTTGATAAATGGCCAGCATTCATTGGATATAGATAACTTGATGAGTGGGTAACAAACAACGGTTTACCCTCTATCACAGCTGGTGCTCCGGATGATGAAGTATATACAACAACAGCATAACTCTTTTTAACTTCTTCCAATAGGTCTGGATAATTATTACCAGGAGAGTGTACTTTAACATCTTTAGCCTGATCTTTAAAGGCATATAATGTTTTTATATCCTCATCAAATGTAGGGTAACCTTTACCACTATGTAAACGAATAATAATTGGTTTCTTAGTGTGTAGTCTTAGTTCTTGTGTTACTTCTATAGCCCATTGAGCAGCATTCTTTCCAAAAGCAGAATACCCACCACTACCTCTATTACAACAAATATAAATTTGATCGCCAGATTTATCATAATCTTTTAACTCAATACCTAATTTTCTTTTCATTGTATTCCATCTATCAGGTTTTGGATCCTTATTAAAATAATTTGTTTTATCTGGATATACATTACCATAAGCAATTCTTACATATGAATTTGTAGCGTGATGTTTATCTTTTTCATATGATACTAATACATTACTATCATAATACCATATTTTTTTAGGTGGTTCGTATTTTTCTATAATCTTTTTTCTCAATACTAGAGCGGGTTTAGGTCTTTGTATCTCTCTTTGAAAATTAAAACAGAAAGCGTGTGTGCCGGGGTTATCAGTTGATAGTTCAAAATCATCAATCACCTTGGCTTTCCAGTTTTCGTTTTTGATTTTAGTAACTCCATCATAAAATGCTCTTAACAAATCAGATTTAAAACCTGTGCCGGAGGTAGTTTTTTTGTAAATATCAATAGTATTCATTATTATAAATCTATGGCAGTAGTTTCCTTATAGTCATTAAACCAATCAATAGCATAGTCGGTATTTTTATAATCTTTAAAATAAGGGCCACCTTCGGTGTAATGAATATTCTTAACATCTTTTTTATATTCATATTCATCAGCCAACCAATTCCACTCTATTGGTAATTCACCAATTAGTTCATCACTCTCTAACCATTTGAATTGATGTAGTTCTAAACCACTAGCTTTATTTACATAGTCAGGTGTTAACTGTGTACATTTTTTACAATTCATTAACATAAAACTGGACCAATTCTTTTTAGGATAAGCTGTTTGTGTCTGACCTAAAAACTTTGTTTGTGTTTTTGGAACATAATCGTGTTTACAAACCTGTACGGCATATTTGTCATCTCTTAAGCGCCATAGTTCAGAAACATCAGCCTTCATCAACATATCACAATCCATAAACAATGCCCAACCTTGGTAGTTCATAAGATGTGGTATTACAAAACGACTAAAAGAAAATTCAGTAGAAGATAATTGATTTCGTTCTCTTATAAAATCATCTTTAATGTTTGGTAAATATATTGGCGTAATAGCTACCGGTTTAGTTGAGTTCTTTAATATACTATAACTTAATACATTAAATGCCACTTTCTCTTTACTATCGTACCCTATCAGGATATTAATCATTTTTTATCTTAGTTCCAGATGTTCTACGTTTAATATCGTTGTGGTTAAACTCTGCCCAATATAACTCAAATGCTACGCCGTCTTCTATACCTTCAAACTGATGAATCTTCCCTGGTTTAACCTGTGTAAAGTCACCTGGACCTAAAATAGTTTCGTCAACAAGGCCTTGATCGTCTTGCCAAACTCTAACTATCATCTTTCCAGACTCTACAAAAAATCCGTTCCATTTAAATTTGTGTTCGTGTTCAGAACATTTATATCCTGCTTTGTATTCTATTCTATGAAATTCTAAAACTCCATTAGCGTGGATCAATTCTGTTTGACCCCATATTTTACCTGCTTTATTGCTCATTTTAACATCACTCCTGCGTCTTTCCTTGTTTTGCCTTTTAGATGGTCAGCATACTCACTCATTGGAGTATCTGGCCAAGGGTTACCTTGCTTTGTAAGCTTCGGTGCCAAATTGTATTGAGAATAACCTTGTAAGTTTTTCTTCCGTACACAATCCCATACATAACTATCGTGCCATTCTTTCTCTTGGAATAATAAGTCTTTTGTATAGTGTTCTCTTAATTTATATATAAAGCTTTTAGTTGCCTCCATCCGTAGATTATATCCTACAAATCCACATTCACTATAGTAATCCGGCCTGTCAATAAATGATATACATTGATCTTCAGGTAAAAATTTCTTAATAACTTCTTTTTCGGTTATTGTTTTTTTAAATACAATATCAGCGTCAATCCAAAACACGTAATCATAGTTACAAGTTAACATTAAGTGAGTTTTAGCAAATATTTTATAAGAAAATCTAATTGCGTCTAATCTATAATTAGTTCCTTCAATAATCTTACTAGAATCATTTTTAGCTACACTATCTACATTCTTCTTGGTATTTCTTTCGATAAACTCCGACAATTCTGGATTTGTTTCGTGTATATCTCTAAACTTTATATTGTCGTTTTTAGGGTCTATTTTTGGAGTCCAACCCTCGTGGTATACATACAAATCAAATGGCCAATTGTATGTACTCATAAATCTATGAGCATAATAATCGTATAATTTTTTATTAAATGTCGTTACAAATGCTATTTTCATATCCTGCCCTCATTATATAATAACTGTCAATAATATCAGTTATTGGATTATTTAATTTTTCTTGGTCAAATACTTTCATCAAATTAACGCCTTGTGTGGCTTTAAAGGTATCATACATCATCTGCTTATCAGCATTACCTTTACCTGTAGCAAACTTCTTAATAACACTTGGAACTATTGTTTTACAAGTGTATCTTTTTTGTAATCTATATTTAAGAATACCCCCATTTTCAGCAATTTGAAATATTGCTCGGCCTTTTGAACCATAAGAATAACCTTCAATAAAAATAATTTTTTCTTCTTGTTTTTTATGTAGTGTTTCAAGGATATGTAACACCCAATCGGATAAGTTTTTAAATCTTTCAATAGGTCCATTATTTTCTTTAAGTCTATAACCAATCACATTCTCCATCATAATGCCTTCGTATTTTTTTTTACTTGTTAAGTAATAGAAATTACAATCACCGAAAGATGTTCCACCATTATTAGCAACACAAACAGCAGGACTGTTTAAGCTATAATCAATTCCAACTATCGTCCTCGTTGGTGTGTTCTTCTCTGCCAATGTCTTCAATTCGTTCTTCATCATCCTCCAATTCAACCGCATAACCACAGAATGGACAGGTCATAGGTTCTAGGTCCTGAATATTAATGTACCATTCAACGCTATATTTAGTTTCGCAGGAAGAACAGTTTTTGTGAGATGTTTCTTTTATCTTTTTATTTATCATTATAGTTTAAACTTTTTAAATTGGTCTTTCTGTACGTCTTGTTTAATTCCACCAATTACATAACTTTCAATTTCTGTTTCTTGTGGGGCAGTTTGACTTGATCTACTATTCAACCAATGGTCTACCCAAGGTAAAGGATTTGTTTTTTGATTATATATAGGATTTAATTGTATAGCTTTCATTCTTCTATTTGCCATATACTCAACAAATTGGTGTAACAATTTTTCTGATAAACCAATCATTGAACCTTTTGAAAATAGATAAGTTGCCCAGCGTTTTTCTTCACCAACGGCTTCTTCATACATCTTTAAAACTTCTTTTTCTGAATCTTTAATAACCTTTAACATTTCTTTATCGTTCTCGTGGTCTTTCCAGTTATTAATAATTCTTTGTGACATAGCCAAGTGTTGACTTTCATCTCTAGCAATAAACGAAATAATCTTTGCTGATCCTTCTAATAGTTTAAGTTCACCAAAAGCAAAACTACAAGCAAACGATACATAAAATCTTAAACCCTCTAATATATTAACTGATATCATAGCAAGGTATAATCTTTTCTTCAATTCATACATATCAACTTTATCAGGTGTGAGTGTCCATTGGTAACCCATTTTAATTAAATCATCATAGGTTTTTGTAACACTAGCTGCTCTTCTTTCAATTCTTTCATCCTCAAGTATGGTATCAAAAACTTCTCCTGGATTAGCATATAGATTTTTAATAACATATGTGTAACTTCTACTATGTATAGTTTCAATAAAATCCCAAGTTACAATACAACCCTCTAGTTCAGGCAAAGAACAAAAAGGTAAAAATGCTAGACACGGCCCTCTACCTTGTACACTATCTAACATTGTTTGATATTTCAGATTAGATGTAAAGATAAATTTCTGCTGTTCAGTTAAATTTTGATAATCGTTTCTATCTTTCTGTAAAGATATTTCTTCAGGTCTCCAAAAGTAACCAAGTTGTTGTTGATTTAACTTATCAAAGATAGGATATTTCATCTCATCATACCGTTGAACCGCTAAATCAGGTCCAAAAAACATCATCTGCTTGGTTGAATCTATCCCCTTTGTTTTGTTAAATACACTTTTTGCCATTACTCTTTCTCCTTTTCACTATTATTAATTCCATAAAAAAATTCTGTTTCATCACCAAATGTTGATTTATCTTTATCTTCCACTGAATATTCAATGGATGATACTTTAAAATCTGGAAACTTTAAAGTTTTAGGTGTATATGATTTATCTAATATCAGCATACGATTATTTGGTTGAGCTGCAAAGTATCCATTGTTTAATTTCAATATATTAAAAGATTTATGTTGTGTTGGCACCTCGCTAAAAGTTGTGTTTAATCTATTACTATCTGGATTACAACTATCTATTGTAAACATATAAATTCCTTCGTGCCATTTTCTACTTGGAGAAAAATACTTTGATCTTTGTCCTTTGAGTAATCTTTTTTCAATAACTGTAATATCATAACTGAAACAATCCCATAATTCTAATTCTTCTAAATCTAAATCTCCTTCGAAGTCTTTTTTCCATACAAATGCTGATAACGGTAATTTGTCATATACTGCACCATATTCTGGTATATAAGTTTCAAAGTATAATGCTCTACCTTGTATAGACTTAACAGTTACCCAAACACCTTCAACCAATTCTCCGTGACCTTTCTCAAGGTCATACAGATATTCTTTTTTTACAAAAACTTCTACGTGTGGTAAATTAGCACATAAAAATGACATTATCTGTTATACATTTCCTTTCCTATTTTCTTAAATCTTCCAATTGGTAAAGAAACATACTCTCGTAACTGTTTACCTCTTTTGGTTATATATTCAATTATCACTCTTTTATCTTTAACTTTAGCTTGTATTGATTTAACCGCTCTTTTAAAACTTCTATCTTCTATAACTTCGATAGGTGTTTGCTCAGCGTTATCTTTAAAAAAACTGAAATTTCTTTTGTTTGCCATTATATATTACTCCTTATTTTATTAATAATTCCATTTGTTCGTTTTTTTCTTCTATTGAAAACATATTTCCTTTTTTAGTGCGAATAGATTTTAGTCCTGTTTCTCTATTTAAAAATTTGTAATCTAGTTTAACAACATCAAAATCTTGTTTTAGTTTTTCAGCAATCTTATAAGGATCAAATTCCGCACAGCTATAAACATCTAATTGCATCATAGCAGGTACTAGTTCATCCCAAACGTGCATCGCTATATGACTTGTTTCAATAACGGATACTGCTGTTATGCCTCTATTGCCTTCTTTATCACAATATGCTACATATGGTCCTAACATTATTTTCATATCAATAAAACTTATAAAATCTTTCATCCACTGTGTTAAATATTCCACATCTTTTGGTGGGTTGTTAACTTCAGCTCTAATAATAAGGTGCTTGTGTATTAATAAACTATTTTTCATCTCTCGTTTCTCCCTATAAATATGGTAATTAAGTTCTATTTATAAAATGTTTGTATTAAAATCATATATTACAAGCTTCACAATTTTCTTCGTCTTCTATTTCTTCTGGCTTATCTACAGGTACATCATAATCAATAGGATGTGCCGGTTCGTCTTCATCTTTCTTACTATCATACGTGTTTTGATAATAAGAAGTCTTCCAACCTAATTTATATGTAGTTAATAAGTCTTTTGCCATTACTGATAAAGGTACTTGTCCGTCTTCAAAATGTTCTGGATTGTATGACCAATTGCCTGATATGGCCTGGTCAAAATACTTTTGCATTACTGCTACTATATTGATATAACCCTCGTTTGATTTCATATCCCATAGTAGGGTATAATAACTTTTTAATTTTTTATAATCTGGTACAACTTGTTTTAGTGGACCTTTTTTAGATTTCTTAACACTTAAATAACCTCTAGGCGGTTCTATGCCGTTTGTAGCATTAGAAACCACACTAGATGATTCAGATGGCATTTGAGCCGAGAGTGTGCTATGTCTAAGTCCAGACTCTTTAATTTCTTTCCTTAATAACTCCCAATCATAAGTAAATTTACGATCAACAATCTCATTTACTTCTTTTTTGTAAGTGTCTATAGGTAAGATACCATCAGAATATTTTGTTCTATTAAAGTATTCACAAGGACCTTTTTCTTTAGATAATTGGTTACTTGCTCTTAATAGATAATATTGGAAAGCTTCTGTTAATTTATCAACTTGTTTCCAACCTAATTTCTGTTCGTATGAATATCCTTTTTTAGCAAGATAGTGTGCTAACCCAATATATCCTACACCTAAACTTCTTCGTGCCTTGGTAGATATTTCAGCGGCCTTAACAGGATAATCTTGATGATCTATAATTTCATCTAAACTTCTTACTGCTAAATCACATAAAGGTTCTAATTCATCTAATTCATTTATGATTCCTACATTAATTGCTGATAGAATACATAAAGCAATCTCACCATCACCATCTATATGTTGAATAGGATCGGTTGGTAAAGTTATCTCCTGGCAATTGTGTACTAATACGCCATTAGCGAAAAAGTTATGGTTTTTCTCTACAGTTATATCATAAACTGGTATTTTGTTTTTTAAATGTTCTATTCTTAAAGCCATATTCTTTTTCCTTCTATTACTAATTTATCGTTCTCTTTTAATTCTTTAGCCATTATATAACCACGGTTTTTAGTATAAACTCTATGTTCCGGTGTTAATATGATTGATTTGTTGGTATCTTCGTCTGTAATCTTTAATACTTCAGCACTATCACTTGTCTTACCAAAATCAAGTACCTTATTAAACTCGGTTTCATTGGTTTTTAGATTTTTTGAATATACCTTTATAGTATCATCTTCTTTTAGATATGTTTCTAAATCTTTAATTTCAATGTCTTTTACACCTATTTTATCTGATAATATAGATATACTAGTATCTCCTGATACACAAAGGTTTGACATTCTAATTTTATCTTTAAATGAGGAGTGAGTATTACAGTGGTCAATATTCATAATATAGATACGGCCTGTTTCTGCTCGTTCTTTCAATATACTACCAAATAACTCTTGTGCTGGTATTTTTGATTTTTTTACTGATGTTTTTCTTTCAGCCGTTTTATATAGTTCATCAAACTCGGGTGATCCCCAAGCTTCGTAGAGTTCAGGTACTTCGTGTGGAGAAAATAAAGTTATATCTTCGTTGTTGATAAATCGTTCATAGAATAATTTAGATAATTGAATTGAGTAATCTAGTTTTCTTACTCGGTTATCTTCACTACCTTTATTATTTTTAAGTACAATAATGTCTGCTATTTCTTGGTGCCAAATAGGGAAGTGAACAGTAGCCGAACCACCCCTAACTCCGTTTTGAGTACAGCATTTAACTGTTGCCTCAAATTTTTTAAGGAACGGAATAACTCCTGTATGTTGTACTTCGCCACCTCTAATCCTAGAATTGATACCACGTATTCTACCAGCATTGATTCCAATACCTGCCCTTTGGGAAACATATGAACCAATAGCCATATCACTGGAGAAAATACTAGATAAAGTATCACCAACATCAACCAAAACACAACTAGCATACTGCTTGATAGGAGTACGTACACCTGCCATAACAGGAGTAGGAATATTAATTTTGAATTGTGAAATAGCGTCATAATATTTTTTGACAAAAGTCATTCTCTTACTCTTTGGATATTTAGCAAATACGGTAGCCGATATCATCATATACATAAACTGTGGAGTTTCGTAAATATCTCCATTTGATCTATCTTGTACCAAGTATTTGTCTATTACTTGTCTTAATCCAGCATAAGTAAAAGTATAATCTCTTTCGTGGACAATCCAGTTTTCCATTCTGTCAAAATCTTTTTTCTCATAGTTAACTAGGATTTTTTTATCATAAACTCCTTTGTTAATACATTTTTCTATATGTTCATAAAAATGAGGATGATCCCAAAGTTTTCCAATAACTTGTTTTCTTAGTCCGTATAAAAGTAATCTGGCAGCTACGAATTGATAATTGGGTGATTCTAATGAGATTAAATCGGCCGCTGACTTAATTAAAATTTGTTGAATATCGTCTGTAGAAATGCCATCATAAAATTGCAAACCACTTGACATCTCAACTTGTGAAGCAGATACTCCACTTATGTCCTCACAGGCATACTCCACCATCTCGTGGATTTTTTCTATATTTAAAAGTTCTTTTCCTCTTATTCCTCTTTTTACGACATTAATTATTTGTTCGGTCACCATTGTTTTCCCTTTTAAACCTTTTTCCAGTAATTTAATTGTGTCAAAGCGGACAGCTTTGAATATGTATTGTTACTTATAATATCAGATATCTTCTCTTTTGTCAACCCGGAGATTATCATATCGTTTACATCTTTTAGTTGAATATCATCAGGCCATATTACAATATTATAACCTTGTTCTACCAATTTATACATTCTATCCACAATTTCTTTGTTTCTTGGTTCGTTGTCAAATATATAGGTTATATTATTTGGTTGTACATTAGTAATCCGTAAATCAGCTCCACCAGCTGCCAAACAATTATCAATAAACAAAGAATCAATTGGGCCTTCCACAATATGTATATGCTGTTGGAAGTTAATTCTTTCAAGTCCGTATATTTTTTGTTTAGATTCATTTAATTTAATTGTTAAATATTTTGGTTGTTCATTGCCGAATGCTCTACCTTGGAATGCAAACAGATTGCCTGTTGTATCATAAAAAGGTATTATCAGCCTTGGATGTTCTCCTTTAAAATTTTTAAACGTGTTTGGTTTAATCTTATTAACCAAATTCATAAATTTATCTGTATAATATAATACATCTAAAAATTTTTCAGGTATTTTTCTTTTAATAACATATTCTCTAGCAGGATGGCCTTCAGGCAATTCTGCTATAGTTTTCAATTCTTTTTCTATAATATCAACTTCTTCAAACACTGGTGGTTTAAAGTCAAAGTTTGGGGTCGGTGTCGCAGGCGCTGACCCTTTATACCGTTCTAGTATAAATTCGTTGTGTAATTGTGGATCAAGGTATTTGATAAAATTGGCCAAGTTTTGACCCATTCCACAATTATGGCATTTAAAAAACATATCATTCTTAACTCTATAAAAATATGCTCTTGCTTTGCTTTTGCTTTTTTGAGAGTCTCCACAATGAGGACATCTAAAGTTGTACAAGTAATCGTTTTTTCTTGCAAACTTTTCCAACCTGGAAGACAATAAATTAATAAATTTTAAATCAATATAACTCGACATAACACATATACAATATACTACATATTACTCAAAATGTCAAGCTCTTTAGGCCATCATACTAACTAGTGTGGCGAAATTCTTTGATAATATGAAGCCAATAACAATGGCCCCACCTATAATAATCCAACGGTATTTTTCTAAAACCCCAACTCTACTGCCTATATCATTTCTTAATGATTTAATCTCACATAATAACCTTTTTTCGGTCATTTCAATATCTTTTTTTAATTCACGATAAACAGTATCTATTTCATCTTCTCTATCTCGAATCTTTGTAAAAATAATTTCATCTACTTTTTCTTGTCTGGTAATTTTTTCTTCGTGGACCGCTAACATAGATTTTATGGATCCCGAAACGTCTGTTAGTTTGTCAATAGCAGTATCAAGTTTCGATTGTATGCTATTGACATTCTCTATGTCTTTTGATAGGGATTCTAATTTAACTTTTATCCCTGCTATTTCAGTGTAGTTATCGTCCATATGGTTTTTCTGCTGTTAAGCGATTAGGTAAGTCTATTTTGCCCCAATAGGGAATACGCCGACATCACGTCTTTATATATATTGACTTATATACCTATTTAGTGTTAAGCAGATTTTGACAAATTAAATAATCTCAATCTTCTTGCTTTATACAGTTTCGCTAATGTTCTTTTCCTTCTTCTTTCCTTTTGTTTTCTAATTTTTATCCAGTTTTGATTTAGTAAATATAATCTAGCTTTCTTTTCGTTTCGTATAATCTTAAATATAAACTTTCTTAACTTCCTTTGTTGAAGTATCATAAAGCCCCCTGGTTTGGTTAAAGAAAAAACTTACTTGTCGTATATTATTTAAACGAGTATGGATTCAGCTTCATACAAAATCGGTAAAACGAAATAGATATCCACGATGGCATAACTATTCCCCATAATATCATATTAAGTATTTCATAGTACATATTAGTCCTCCTTTATAGTGTAAATCTTAATTAATTCTTCTTTACCTTTAACTTTTATTTCACCAATCTTTTTACTTTTAATTGTTTTAGGTAATTGTTTCATAGTATGACTAGAATATATTGTTGGATAATCTTTATAGTCCCCCCTACAAGCAGTTGCTTCTAATCTAGCAGCCAAATTAACAGCGTCACCAATTACCGAGTAGTCAAATCTAGTTTCTGAACCCATATTACCTACAATAGCAATACCTGTATTCACACCTGTGCCAACAT